GGCTCATCATTCGGAACACAAGCGGTGAATTACAATCAACCACCCTCCAAACCTGGCTTACATGGTTTGGTGACCTTGGCGATATTAAAAAGCGACAAAAACCCCTCCTCACTTATGAACATACATTCAATGACGGCAACGGTTTAATTGAGCTTGAATTAGTATTTATTGCGCTTGACAGAGATGAAGATATTCGTAAGCTTAAATCTATTGAAGCAACAGCGGCTTATATCAATGAACTTTCAGAAGTACCGCAAGCTGTACTGCATCATTTAATCGGTCGTGTTAACCATCGTTATCCTTCGCAAGCATTTTGTAATGAACCATATTGGTCTGGCATTATTGCTGATACTAACCCACCTGATGAAGACCATTGGATTAATAAAGATTTCGAGCAAAACCCAACTCCCAGCTATAAAATATTCCATCAACCCTCTGGATTAATACAGAATGGCGATGGTTCATTTGCCAAAGATAAACAAGGAAATTACATTGCAAATCCTGAATGTGACAACTACAAGAATTTATCGCCCGATTATTATGTCAAGCTTGCCGAAAAGCGTAGCGAAGGCTTTATTAAAGTTTATTGTGGTGGTCGATATGGTTTGGTTGAATCAGGTAAGCGCGTTTATCCTGAGTACAATGATGATATTCATTCCGTTCCACGACTTGATGCGATTCAGGGATTACCTATTCACTTGGGTTGGGACTTTGGTTTAACACCTGCATGTATTGTCATACAGATAACGCCGCGTGGTCAACTTCGAGTATTGAAAGAATATACTGCTGAAGACTTAGGTATTAGGACATTCGCCAAGAATGTTGTAATACCTGGCTTACCTTTAGATTTCGTTTATAACAAAGTGGGTGAGTCAGAAGGTGACCCGTCTGGTGCTAATGGTGATACCATCATGGAAGAGCTATCTTGTATTGGTGAGCTAAACTCTTTGGGGATTACTACCAACCCTGCAAGCACGAATGACCCTGATGTACGTATAAGCAGTGTCAGATATTTCTTAAACGCAATGATTGATGGACAACCAGCTTTCTTGCTTTCACGTGAAGGTTGTCCTACATTACGTAAGGGTTTTATTAATGGTTACCACTTCAAACGGTTGAGTGTTAGCGGCGATGAAAGATTCCAAGACAAGCCAAATAAAAACAGGTTCTCTCATCCGCATGACGCATTGCAATATATTGTGATGAAGTTTGCGTCTGATAGGATTATGGATTTAAAGAAGCCACAAGATAAAGTGGAAATGTGGAATCCTGTATTGAGGATATTTTAATGGATGAAAACCAAAAGCAAGTACAAGCCAATGATAATGATATTAAACGTCAAGTCCCTGGTATATTGGAAGACCACACAGGCGTAAAGAAACCACAAGAATTGCGTAATGAAGAGTTATTCTATCGAGCCATTGGTAGATGAGACATTTGGATTTATTCTCAGGCATTGGTGGCTTCGCATTAGCTGCATCATGGGCAGGATTTAGAACGGTTGAGTTTGTTGAGAAGGATAAATTCTGTAAGAAAGTATTAGAGAAGCATTGGCCTTGGGTTCCAATACATGATGACATTAAGACATTCAACTTTACGGATAAAGTTGATTTATTAACTGCTGGTTTTCCTTGCCAACCATTCAGTGTTGCAGGAAAGAAAAAGGGAATCAAGGATGATAGATACTTATGGCCAGAGGTCATTCGAATTATTAAGCAATCTCGACCCACTTGGTTTATTGGAGAGAATGTCCCTGGAATTATACCCATGCTTGACCCAATCCTTGAAGACTTGGAAAAAGAAGGCTACATATGGCGGGCGTATCTTATATCGGCTAACGCAGTCAATGCCCCGCACAAACGTGAAAGGCTATGGATTGTTGCCAACTCCAATGGCAAGCGATGCGACAATGGGACAGATAATAGGGAAGAACGATATATACAAGACAACCTCAACCGGAACATTGAGGCGGTACACACAGAGTGGTCAAAATTGCAGCCTGAGTCTTGGAAGACTATGCAGGCTGAAGACTACTTCGCTCTTAACTCCCACGCTAGTAGAATTGATGATGGGTTACCCAATAGATTGGACAGAATTAAAAGTTTAGGAAATGCAATTGTTCCGCAAGTTGTATATTCTTTGATGAGGTCTATTTATTTAATTGAAAAGGAGCTTCGATATGACAGTTTACAATTTTAGCATTAATTTCCCAGGACAAAATAACGGCGTTGTTCCTCGTATTGGTCACCTTTATTCTAAAGTTGATACGCTATCCACTATTTCGGCTGCTGGTTATCTTGATAGTTATATCAAATCTCAAAACTTTAGTGTGTTACCAACTGACGTTATTGCTGCGGTTGGTAGTAATGGCACTCAATGGTATAAGCCTGTATTTACAAATGGTTCATGTCAATTAACGGTATTGCCATAAGGATTATTTGTTATGTCTTGTACTTGCGTAGATGAATCAGGTGCATTGTTAGATAGATGCATTGGAATTTGTAGTGATAAAAATGCTTATCTTCAACAGCAAGCAGTTATTAGAGCCTATCAAGAAGATAGAATTGAAAAATTGTTAGCTAATGGATTAAGCCAGATTGATAAGCGATTATCCCAAATGAAGACCTACATAGAAGATGAATATCTTAAAGGTTTTCGTGCTGGATTTGAAATGGCAAAAGATATTTATGAATCTAATTGTTGTTAACTAAGGAGCTTTAAATGTTATTTACAGACGCTTTAGCTGCATTACAAAATGGTTTATACGCTGCACGTGGTGCTTGGGATAGCACAGGCGAATATTGCGTATTACTACCAGGAATGCCCTACATTTGGAAAATCCTAACTCAACCAACGCCAAACGCAGGTAATTGGTTGCCAACATTAGCGGATTTATTGGCTGATGACTGGAAAGTTATGCCATGCAAATTGGAAGAGTCAAAAGTTGCAGACGCTGCGGCTGAGCCGGTTGTATAATGTATTTGGCTCATAATGATTAATGACAAACTAATGTAGAATTGTGCGCAAACAGTTCATCGGAGTTGTTAATCGTTATGAGTCATTGTTATGGCAATCGCGAGCCTAGAGGCGTTAGGCACGGTACAATATCGACGTTTAACCGTTCATATGCTCTACGTCGTTAAGAGTAATGATAGCTAGTTCGATTCTAGCCGATTGCCTTACTTGTTAATTGTTAGGGGAATATCATGAAATAAAATGCAATTTTAATTAATTAGTTAAGGATTAACTTGTTAATTGTTTGAAAAATACTTGTTAAATGTTTAAACCAAGGATGGTAAAACATGGAACGCGAATTAGGTGACGTTAATACTAAAGAATTAACCCCAGACGAACTGAATGACATGGAAGCTCGTCGCGTTGAAAGACTTAATAATGCTGGCATAGATGAACTCACCGTCTTAAACCGAGCGAATGGCAATTTAAATACTTGGAACTCTTATTTTAACGAAAACATTGTCCGTGGTAAGGATGATATGAACTTCGTTTTGAGAGACCAATGGACTGCTGTAGAGCGCTCAGAGTTCACACGTTTATTTAAGCCTGCAATGACATTTAACAAGCTTTATGATGCTACAAAAAAAATTGCAGGCGAGCAACGTAAAAACAAACCTGATTTAATAGTACGTTCGTTGACGGGTAAAGCGACGCAAGAACAAATAAGCTTGCGGGCAGATTTAGTACGAACGATTTCTTATCAATCTCAAAATGATCTAGTATATCAAACAGCATTCAAATCCGCCCTTATGATGGGTTTCGGTGCTTTTCAAATTCTGATTGATTATGAAAACCCCAGAAGCTTTAACAAAGTAATAAGATACGACATTATTCCTGACGCAACAATGTGTTCTTGGGATCCAACTGCTACAAAGCCACACAAAGGTGATGGAAACTTCTGTTCTCGCAGATTTATCCTTACACGTGATGAGTTCTTCGCAACCTATCCATATGTTAACAATCCTGTTTCCTATGTTGATCCTTACATGTTGCTAGACTTTCAGTGGCAAACACGTGACACCATTGTTATGTGCGATGAGTTTGTTAAAGAATGGTACCCGCTAATTATTTACAAGCTTTCAAATGGTATGGTCGTTGACCAACATCAATGGAAAGAGGCGCAAGAAACAATTCAAATGCAGAAGAAAATCGTGGAAGGCTCACTTGTTTCACGAATCATTGAGAAAGGCATTCCCAAAATTGTTGATGAGAGACAAACGCAAGATTATCGAATCATGCACTATCGCATGTTGAGAGATAGGATTATTGATTTCTCTGTTTGGCCATCAAGACAACTACCAATTCCTTTTGTTGATGGGGATAGTTATTACATTGAAGGAAGACAGTACACTAAATCATTTATCCATGAGGCTAGAGATGCTCAAAAACTTCATAATTATTCACGTTCTGAGACTGCTGCGGAACTTAAAAACCGTCGCCGTGAACAATGGTTGGGAACGCCTGACAACATCATTGGATATGAGCAAGATTGGAGAAACCCAGAGCTACAAATGGGCATATTACGCGCGAAACCAGACCCAAAAACGGGGATGATGCCGCAAAAAATGCCTGCCTGGGAAGTCTCGCAAGGGCTATTCACTACGGCTTCTGCAACTGGTCAAGATATCCGTGAAATCCTTGGTTTCTCTGAGAATGAAGCATTACAAGGAAAAGATATTTCAGGAAAAGCACGCCGTGAACGAAAGTTAGAAGGCTCGATGTCTGCATATATATTCTTCGATAATCTTAACCAAGCAATTGAACAAGGCGGTCGTATTGTTAATGACTTATTGCCTTACATCATTGGTGAAGATGAGCGTCATATGATTATCTCTAAACCGGATGGTAAGACTCAACCAATGACATTAAACAAGTCTGATTCTGATGGACGAGTTCAGAATAAACTTGATGATGGTGATTACGATGTTGAGATTGATACAGGACCAAGCTTTGCTGTTCAGAAGGATATTGCATTAGAATTTATGCAAGAAACACTACAAGCATATCCGCAAGCATTCCCATTGATTGCTGATTTGTGGGCTAAAAACTTAGACGTTCAATTTATGCCACAAATTGCTGAGCGCTTTAAAACTTTGGTTCCTCCGCAAATCTTAGCGAAGGAAGAAGGTAAACCAGCGCCACCACCACAACCAAATCCACAAGAACAAATGATGCAACAAGAAATGATGATGAAACAACAGCAAATGAAACTTGAAGAACAAAAGATGCAAATTGAAATGCAACAAGTACAAGACCGTGCTGCTGAGTTGAAAATACGACAAGAAAAGCATGAGCTTGAAAAAGTCGAATTAGCAATGAAAGCGCATGAGATGAAAAACAAGATTCATACTGAAAACTCACGCAATCACATTGATATGCAAAAAGCTGATTTAGATTTCTCGGCTAAGATAGCGAAAATATTGGCAGACACGCATAAGTTACAAAAAGAGTCAAAAGCTAGTTAAGAATGTCTACCTGTGTAGATGTTTTTTAATACAGAGCTTCTATAATGTTCTCATACGTTCAGGATGAACGGGGCGACGATAGGCCTATTATCGGGGCAAAGATGCCAAGTGGAGAGTAATATGGAAGCTCAGGAAATGTCGAATCAAGACCAGGATGGACTTGCTGGCGATGTGATGCAAAGTGTGGGAATGCCGGAAGAAGCGGGTGACGAGGTTAACCAATCTCATGAATCTGCGGGTTCTGCAAGCCCAGGCGAGAACGGTCAAGATCCTCTTTATGTTCAGAAACGTCTGAAACAACAAAAGAGGGCTCACGATAGGGAAATGCGTGAGATGCACGCTAGGATGGCGGATATGCAATCAAGACTACCTCAATCACAAAGTCAGGCGATGAATCCCTATGCCGATGAGGGTCAACCTTTAGGTGTAGATGAGCAAATTCACAAGGCGGTCAGCTATGCGCTTCAACATAGGGATATGGAAGAGCGTAAAGCGAAAGAAGCACAAAGTCATGCTCACGTTCAGAAGCAGTACAATGAAATGTACAAGCATTTGGACAGCATGGGTGACAAGTACGAC